GTAAAACCGGTTCCGAAAGTCGTAGCTCCGCCTGCCTGACTAACAGCAGGATAAGTAGCGCCATTACCGCCCAGGCCTACCGTGTAAGCGATCGCTGCGGTGCTGCTGATAGGGATGTATTTTTTTGCATACCCGCCACCACCGCCACCGCCGCCCGCCGCGTTATAGCTTGCAGAGGATGAAGCAGCGCCACCACCGCCTCCACCGCCGACGATTTCGACGACGATCGCTTTAACGTTGGCCGATGGAGTGTAAGAACCGGATGTGACAAAAACCTTTGGTGCTCCCAAAAGGCGTCCAGGTGCATCGATGTTGGCTGTTGGGATAACGTCAGAGCTGGTGAAAATCTTACGAACAACGAACGTCCTGGAACCTAACAAACCGGCGACACGAACCTGGTAGTAACGGTAATTTGCAGGGGTTGTGGTTGAGTACATAACCTCGACATGTCGTGTCCCCCCCTCGGGGCCATTTACCCTTATAAGGGTGTTATATGTCGGCCCTGGTACATCTAAACCAGCTGGAATGTTTGTCATGTTGCCTGACTGAACCACATACAGCGCGCCTGTAACAAACTCAAATGTTTGCCAGTCAAGGGAGCTAAGTGATTGAAGTGTATTTCCAGAAAGACCAATCCCCATGGCATCAAAACCAAGGTTTTTGAGACCATTTTTAGTCGTTAACACTGGTGTCCATTTCGCCGATGGCGGGATACTCCCAATGTTGTCGTCGACAAGAGAAGAATACGTCTCACCGCCACGAACACAGAGGGATCCTTTGTAATACTCCTGGGTTGCGTCCCACTCTGGAATTCCCATCTGGTGCTGGTAAGCAATAAACTGGCTCAGTGCGTACATTGCGGCGTTGAAATCTTCGAGAGAAGGATTCTCCGATGGTCCGACAATTCCCCACCCTCTCAGAAATGCAGCTGTTACCTGCGATGTTAAATCATCTGCCTGTGTTGTCTCGCCAAACAACGTTCGCTCGAGTCCCTGAGCATTAGAACCAAATGCGCGAAGATTCCCTGCATATCTCTCAATCTTAGACATGAATTTTCCTCGAAAAAAAACCGCCCTGGTAGGCGGTGTTAAATTTGCTGGCAAAGCCTCTGGCGGCCGGGTTTCGCGAGAATCCGAAAGTCATTCCGGGGGTCACTTGGTAGAAATAGTCGTAGCGGACACCTGCCGGCTTCGGCAATAGACCGAGCCTGACAATCAGTCTCAGCTCGTCAACCGATACCTGAGAAGAAACGTTTAGGGCGAGCGTCATATCCTGACGGTCCGTGACATACGCCCTGCCGTTAAATGCTGCCTGTATAACGTCCTGCAGACTGACGCGGTCTTCAGACGCGATGGTCGCTGCAGCTGCGTTCCTTGCTATTTTCACTCTCAGAAACCGTCGGTACTCATTATCGCCAAGCTGATAAGGTCCGTAGGCAGGTGCGAATTTGCTGTAGAACGGCGCGCCAGAGTATCCTGGGTTTGATTTACTGGCGAAGCCCGCTGAATTTGTGTGCCCCTGAAATCCAAAAAAAACTTTAGCCAGTGCCTCAGGAACGCTGCGGGGTAATCCAACAATGCGACCTATTACGTCGAGTCGGTAGCCTGTAACGCTATCAAGGTCAAAATTAGACGGGTTTCGTATAAAGTCAGCAATGATCTGCCACTGTGCCAGCATGGCCTTTATTTCGGCCTTTGCTTTGGGCTTCTCCCAGTACTGCTTAATGAGCATCAGTGTGTAGCGGTTAATGATATCGTCATTCACGGGATCACCTCGTCAATATCGATATTGGCTACATCAAGGGTGAATTTTCCCTGAAAGCCAGGGGATAGCTCGGCATCAGTGAAGTCCTCACCATCCATACTTATCTTTAGGTTGGTTAACACGAAATTAACCCGACCAACGCTGTAACCATTTTCGTAAAATTCGTTGGCATCGATACTTTCACCAATGTGCATTACACGCTTTGCCAGTGCTTCTTTCAGAGTGTCAGTATCAACAGGGTCGTCTGTGACCTTTCGTTTAGCGGTCAGTCGGATATGCAGAGGCTTATAGACTGGGCGATCAAACCGGAGGTCATGGGCTATCAGCATGGTCGAGCCATCGGGTCGGACGACGGTCTCAACGTAACGCCCGGTTACGCCCCCCTTTGTTCCCGTACCTCCTCCTTTCTGCTTTACCATGATCTCGACAATTTCTGATACCGCCCCACCCTCTACCACAAGCCATATTGAGTTAGCAGGAATTCCTGTTGTCGCGTCATCAGTCTTTGTATCGTTCTCTCCAATGTTGAGATCAGTTACTCCTGCCAGTTGCGCGACCTTCGCGAATATCGCGCCGGTGCTACCCGTTGCCGGATTCTCAAGAGAGCGATTCCGGCGCTGGCGAAATTGTTCCGGTGTTTCTTCATCCCTGCCGACAACCACTTCAATATCGGAGATGATGTTTATAATGCCTAGTTCAGGAGTCAGTTGAGTAAACGTATCACTAACCAGCCCGGCCACCTTCCCAAAGTTTTGGGCAAAGAACGTCACTGTTGATGTCCCTGCAGGTACTGTTACGTCTTTACCGACAAACCATACCTGGTTGGCCTGATCGCGTACTCGGTAGCCGCTGTATAAAAGAACGGGTCTGTCCGTTGTCACTTTCAGATCCCGTTGAGAGCGCGAACCGGGACGCAGGTAAAGACCATGCAGTTTTGCAATAACCTGCTGCATATCCCCGGTATTAAAATCTGGGTCCATCTGCGAATAAAGCCATTGCAGAGCGGCTTCGATGTCTGTTCTGGCCTGAGCCTCAATAGCGACGCGCTGACCATCCGGAGAATCCTGGTCTAAGTCAATGTCCTGACCGTAAACAACCTTATAGGCATCGCTCAGCGACTGGAACACATCCCTGAATGTATCAATCTCCAGCCCGTTATTATCAAACTGTAGTGCCATCTTTTAGTGCTCCGTTTATCGGGATGGTGATCGACTGATTATCAAAGACGGTTTCAATACGCATTTCTATGTGCTGCTCACGTGTTTTTTTATTAACCAGCATCGATAAATGAATAATTCGCATAACCCCATCCGTTGCCAGCGTTACGCGTTCGATTTCGCGCAGTATTTCCTGCTCGGTGTTTTTCTCCGATAGCAGATATAGCCAGTCGATGTTGTCATCCATATTTAGAGGGTTATCGTTTTTAAAAGACCGCACCCGACACTTCACTTTTTGTGCAATGGCCGCACCGCCGGTAATATAATTCGCCCGCCCGCGACCAAATCCCCAGTCATCATTATTATCCAGTGCTGAAACAATCATGAGATCCCCGTAATGATGCCGTTAGTTACAGTGATTGTTTTTCCATCGTCGCTCCTGAATGAGCCCGTCACACCATCCTTTCCAGCCGTCTGAAGCGTTCCATACCTCATCTGGCCCAGCACCTCACACTCTTCAAGCGTTGTTTTACCCCCAGCCTGCTCCAGGTCTCCGGTGAGATACATCGATCCTGTGTGGTCAGAATCGCCCTGAATCATGCGACGGATGGTCGGGATGCTGATAGCCCGGGCCTGAGGGTTTACTCCGCACAACGCAAACCCGTCAGAGTAGTCGTGCATGCGCATCTCAAGTGGTGATACAAAGTCGCTACCGGCATACCAGGCGTCATAGCAGCGCTCAGAAATAAGAACGAGACAATAATCACCTGTCGAAACTGGCTCAGCAATATAGCTGCCGCCGCCTTGCAGGATAACCGGGGGAACTTCGATAAACTCAGGCAGTTGCTTGCTGTTCCCTTTCACAACCCGGTTAATAACTGGTACACAACTGATTGTTTTAATATTTACAGCGGTGATTTTTGCGACAACAATGGTGTGCACGTCAGCCAGCGCGAATTCGACGCCCAGACTGATAGTGTCGTGAAGTTCTTCGGTCATGTGCTACGCCTGTAAAAAAACCGCCGAAGCGAGGTTAGATGATGTCCTGCAAGACCAAAAGATCGCTGAACGCTACACGGTCGTTATCAAGTGAACCTACGGCATCGTTTAGATATAAGGAAAGTCACTCATGGGATTTAAGTTCAGAAAGCGCATAAAAATTGCTCCCGGTATTTCAATTAACATCGGGAAGAGCGGGATCACCAGTGCAACAATCGGTAAGCGTGGAGCATCGCTAAACATCGGAAAGAATGGTGTAAAGGCAACGGCTGGAATCCCTGGCTCTGGATTGTCTTACACGACTGGTAATCTACTCCCCGGGCACAAAGAGACCTCATCTAAACCTGGTGATAGTGAGTCAGGGGAGACCACAGAGCGGCTTGGTTTCTTTGCCAACTCAACGCAATTCGACAACGATCCGAATGAAACGCCAACACCACCATTAAGGCTGGTTTTAACAAACAAACAGTTTAGGAAACTTTCCATAGAGGAAAAAAAGGCATTCAAAGACGCCGGTGGAAAAGTGAGGTTATCTACTGGCGAAAAAATATTTTTAATAGTCGTAATTGTTATTGCTCTGGGCTGGCTTTCACAAAAACATTCCGCAGAAGGTAATAAACCAGAAGTTACGCAGCAAGCTTCAGGTCAAACTAATAAGTAAATATCAACTTAGCCTCAAGAACCCCTACTCAAATTGCAAAATAAAGAAGGTTAATGGCATGCACATGAAAAAAATAATCCTCTCATGCATTTTTCTGTCATCTTTCCCAGCAGCCGCCGGGCCTTATGCAGACATCGCTAAAACAAAATTTGAAAGCGAAATGACACAAGCCATACAATCTCTGGATACGACAGAAGAAAATAAAAACAAAGTGATTGCATCGCTTCCTCAAACTGAAAAAGATCTTCGAGGATTTGTGAGAGACGGACTCAAAGAGAAAAAATCTTGCCTGAAAATAAAGCGTGACTTTATCGCTCACGAAAAATCTTTGCCGCCGGAGGAATCAAGTGGAAACACGGATTTCGATGCAATATTACTTTCAGCGGCGGCAGATTATGTCGCAACCATTTGCCTAGATATGAAATAGTCATTTGACTACTCTGTAATTCACAGCAGGCTGGCAGACAACCTTCTGATACCAGGCCGCCCCGTTATTCTGCCCGCTGGTTTCAATCTGGTAAATCTTATAAACCCCGTTTAACGCGGGGTTCGTTACACTCTCAACTGCGCAAAGACCGCCGATTACCAGCATTGGATTCAGTTTTGTATCGAATACAATCTGCCCTTTTGATGATTTGGCTAAAGTGCTCGAGTCAGTGTCTTTTTTGCCAGCCGGATCCGTATCAGGCTCATTGGTCGGCTTTTTGGCCTTTTTCCCGCCGTCATCCTGCGCGCTAATCTTCGTAGCCTGAGGCGTATTTAGCAGGCCGCTACGCGCATTCACAACCGGGATATTGCCCGAAGTTACCTCATGGCTTTTCAGGATATGGAGGCGTTCATCTTTGATAAAAAAATCTTCATCCGGCGCCAGCATGTCACTAATGATTTTACTGGAACTACCCACCAGAACCTTCGGCCTGATAAGCGCCTGCTGCTTCGTCACCGAACCTTTTTTCGTGTTTGGCATGTCCTGAAGAACGGAGTCGACGACCTGATTTTTCCCGCGTACCGTACGCGATGTGAAGGCGTTGATATAATCGTGTCCACCATCCTCACATTCCAAGCTGACTATATGAATCGGCCCCTCACGTTTTACTGCCCCACTTTTAACCGATCCCTGAAATACCTGTCGCAACCTGCCGTTATAACCGACCTCCAGCCTTACCGGAATATACTTCTCTTCGTCCTCAGCCTTGACCAGTTGCAGACGCGTAGAAGGCTTTAACCCGTTGACGGACACGCTCAGCTTGCCCAGGGATTTTTTGTTGACCGATTCGAGCGCCTTGAAAGATATGGTTATTGGCGGCTGAATAATCACAGCCTGATTGCCGATTCCTACCGTCAGCCGATAGTCACGATAAAAGGTTTCCATTAAGACACATCTCCCCCGCGTATCTCAGACATTTCTTCCGGTGTGATCAGGTACATTTCAATGCGACCACTGGCGAAGTCATCAGCACGATATGGGTCAAGGCCAGAGTTATCAGTGCAAAGCAACGCAATATCGAACGGCCAGTTTTTGTGCCGAAAATGTAGCGTACCCAGCGACAGTTTTACGCCGTCGATGTGATCGCCGTTGTACTCCACGCGCATTTTCCACATTTCAACCGTTGGGAGGTGACGAAGGGTAATTACAGCCTCACCACGGTCAAAAAGCAGGATATGTCGCTGGATGGGCTCATCTGTGATATTTGTTATAAGATCCAAAGACTACCTCCCATAAAGCGATTTCACAGCATCGACTGTTGCTTTCAAGCTAGATTTTTCCTGCCTGGACTTTGTGTTGTCCGCCGGCGTCTGCGCGCCCTTATTCGCCACGCCCGCTGTTTTAGATTTGGCGGCGGGAGAGGGCGATTTAAAGTGTTGCTCAATGGGCGTGGTGGTCAGCTGGGTAAAGTTTATTTTTGTGAATCTGGCTTCAAATCGCGTGTCCTGCGTCTGGTTATCAGTGCCGATTGTCAGTCCGCTGAGAGCCATGTTCTCGTGCGTGCGGTAATCGACCTCCAGCGAAATAAGCTGCTTTCCGTAATAAATAGCTTCCATGAAGTCCAGGAACTGCTCACGAATGCCTTTCGCCCCGCCCTGCACTGGATTACCCACCAGTCCAAAAAGCTCAGCGCCTTTATCCACCAGGCGCTTTGCTTCAAGTATTTTCTGCTCTGCGCGATCGGCGATCTCGTTCATTCGCTGCAACTGCTGCTGAGTTTTTGCGGGTATGTACTCCAGCACTTCGCCGTATTTCGAATAGTCTGGCAGGAGGCTAAATGCGGATCCGGGCTTTGCATCGACATACACATCAGCCACAACGCCGCTGATGGTGATGATAATCGGGCCATTGATAATGTCGTCAGCGGCGTTACTGCCATCCTCCAGCACGTCTACCGGAACCTGAGATGGGTATTCTGTGCCATCATTGACACGGGCAAATAGTGCGAACCCGCCGATCCCCACCTTCGTTACCGTATCTTTCCCGGAAGCCTGCGCCTGCGTAAAACCGTCAAGGATCCCCATTACCTGCCACCTCTCATATAGTGACGCTGTGCTTCACGTTGCTGCTGCTGGCTCCGGTCTACCACTGCGTCACCAGCCGCCACGGCATCAGGCGCTGTAATGTAATTTTGTTGACTGAAGCTGTAAGAGTTGCTAGATGCACCCGCATTTCCCGTGAGACTGAGCGCATCATTTACGCCAGGCATGCCATACGGAATACCGTTCGCCCCCATGCCACCAACACCGCCGCCTGATGGCCCCGTTGGCTGCTCTTCCTCGCTGAAACCAAAGAACGACTTTGTTGCAGTCCATGCATTTGACGCGGCATTACTGATGACATCTCCGATGTACTTACCCAGCCCGGCAAAGAGGTTTTTGGCCCAGTCGATGAATGCGACAAACGGTTTTTTCATTAACTGGACGCTGTTATCAAAGATTTTTACAACGTCACCCCATGCACCTTTGAAGTCGCCGGTTACCACTTTCCAGAGCGCGGAGAACATCAGCTTTGTGTTTTCAATGGCAGTTGTGAATACGCTAACAATGAACTCCCCGGCATCACCGAAAACGTACTTAATCGCGTCCCCGACGACGCCGAAAGCACCGGTGATAAACGCAACAAGGGAATCAAACACATTCTGTGCGTCATTCATCGCATCCTGAAAGTCACCCGTAAACGCGCCTGTGATGAGATGCCACACCATCTTGAACATGGAAGCGATCGCATCAGCCAGCGGTTTAAAGACGTTAATGGCGTAATCGATAAAGGCCATCAGAGCGGCTTTAGCGGCGTTCAGAGCGGGCACTATATCGATGCCCCAGTTATCACTGAAGAAGTCTGCAATTACACTCTGACCACCCTCCATAGCTGTCAGCAGGTCATCGATAACGAGAATAATGGCGACGATAGCCGCGGTAATCAGGACTACGGGCGAGAATATCGTGGCAAGCACAGTCCGGAGCCCAATCGCCGCAATTTTCCAGGCAATAAACCCGGCTGTGGCCACGGCGACGATTGGCATAAGGCGACGGATCATCCCCATTACCGAAAATATAATTTCCCCAAGATGCGAGAGTCCGTCTTTGATGAGATCTTTATTAACAATGAGGAAGTTCGTAAATCCGTCTACCAGCTCTTTCAACACTGGCACGAATCCAACGGCTACCTGAAATTTGATACCCTCAAAACCTTTCCCCAGCGTGGTCAGCGAATCGTTATAGGCGGCAAACTGATCGGCCTGTTCCTGTGTAACAATACCCAGCGCCTCGGCCTGGTTCTGCAACGAAGATATTTCCTCTCCCGTCATGGATAACAACTGCACCATAGAGCGGTCGATACCCATCTTGTCCAGAACGGAAAACTTTTCCGCCTGGCTCATACCGTGCAGCTTGTCCGCCAGATCCCGAAATATTACGTCGGATGATTTAACATGGCCGTTCAAATCCCTGAACTTAAGGCCAAGCCGCCCGGCGACGTCCTTTGCTTCCCCTTCCCCGGTAGAGACAAACTCTCCAACGCGCTTGGTCATTTCAGCCAGTGAACTCTGCAGCGCGTCAACACTTGAACCGTTAACAGATGCGGCATAACCCAGGGTCTGGATGGTTTCTATAGCCACACCCGTTTCTCGACTGAACTGAACCATCGGGTCCACAGTGTCACTGACAGAGGCTACCCAGCCCGCAATCCCTGCGGCCGAGCCCGCAATCGCAGCCCCCATCGCGGCGAGCAAACCAATAGAGGCTTTCAGGTTGGCGTTGAAGGTTTCCTGGGGTGTCAGATTACCGATAAAACCGAATTTGGTAATAAGCTCGTTAACTATTGCCATTACGGGCCTTCTCCGCTTCGTGATGCTGGATATCCGCGCTGATATTTTCGAACTCAAGCATGTCAAACAGCTCGGGCGTATCTAGTTTGACAAGTTCGTGATAGGGCCCGTATCCGGCCTTTGCCAGCGCCAGATACATGCTCATGTCGTCGCTTATGTTCGAGGATTTAACGTAAATTTCTGAACGTCTGGAGCTTCTGAACGTGAGTTCATATTGCTCCCGCCCATAAAAGGCAGGCTGATAACCTGAAGCGCGGTAGTGATTAGCATGATGTAGTCACCGGGGAACGACTCAAAGTGATCCGGCTGCTTTGACAGCTGTACGTCGTCGTACAGCACATAATCAAACATCAGCTTTTCAATTTCTTCGAAGCGCTCGGTATCCAGGAACTCCAGAGACTGACGCGATAATTCGCTGGCAATTCCCGTGAAGAAAGCAAAAACTTTGCGGCGCTTTTTGTGGGTCATAGCGGCAAAATCGTAGCGGTTGCCGTTAATTTCAGCGAAGCCGTCATCGTAAACGGCCTTAATCATCGCCAGCGCTTTTTCCTGCTGCTCTTTTTCTTTTGACATGGTTAACCCTACACGTTGCGAACGACGTTGCGGTACTCAATGGTGTACTCCATGAGTGCGTTGGCGTCCTGGTTGTTTTTGGTCTGGGTCGGCTGAGTAGTGAAAGAGCCGGCCTGAAGATCGTACGTTTCCTTCAGCGCCGCACCATCCCGCACAAACGACTCCTTAATAGAACCGTTGATAATTACCGGAATAGCCGCGTTACGCTGTTGGTTAAGCCACACGTCATCGTTCGAAAACTTCTGAACCCGGAGCACAAGAACATGCACGCCAGCATCCACGCGCCGGGAAATGGTTACACCGTTCTGGGCACTGTTGGCACGGCTGGTTAACGCATTTGACGGCGTCAGCGTGACATAATCCCCCGCCGCGATATCCGTAATGATTCGCCCGTTAAGCACGATAGTGGCGGTATCTGCGCTGATAACAATCTGAGACATTTACCGCTCCTTACTTGTTGAAATTAATAATGATGTCTTCGCTGTGCACGGCGCCGGCATTCTTAACAGCGATTTGCAATACCGGTGACTTACGCTCCTGGCGGTCTGCGGTTGACTGGTCTTTCAGGTCACCGGCCAGGACGTAAAATCCGTTCTGTTCGATATTGCGCAGGAACATATCGCGATCACCGAAGAAATCCGGAAGCGTCCAGGTGCCGGGATTAAAGACGCCGGCACGCACAAACCCGCGAGTGGTTTTCTCCGCACAATCTTCAAGCTGGTCAACGCCGTAGTAGGTCTGCGGTACCTTGGTTGGCGTGGTTTTCAGCAGATTGAAAGAGTCGGTCTGCACGGCGTCCACATAGGCCATGAGGTTATAAACGTTATCCACAAAATCATTCGCGCCGCTGGTCAGAACGCACGGCACATCTTTGATCGTGGTGTAAATGTCCAGGCCCACGCGCTTTGCCTTGTCGATTTCCGTCTGACTGTAATCCTCAGCCGGAACATTCATCGTTTTCAGATGCAGCGTGATGGCCGTGCGTTCGCCATTAAAATTAACGGTGTGCGTTCGCGCCATATAACTGACGCCGAATTTCCGGTTACCAGCCTTGCTGTAGAGCATGCGGAAATTGCTCTGGCTGGCTAGTGTTACCGCCCACGCCGGGTTAGTCGGGTCAACCTCCAGAGCTGCGGCACCGGTAAACGTCTCATAAACGATCACTGCATTCGCTTTAGCCCATGAAGCGATTAACGGCACCTGCGCATCGAGAATTTTGTCGATGAAAGCAATCCCTTTAACATTTACCAGCGCCTTAAGACGGCTGACAGCTTCAAGCTGTGTTTCCGGTGGAACTGGCACGGGCGCGGCGCCGTCATTTTTCACTGCGCCAGATCCAGAGGCAATCGCCAGCAAATCGCCAATAAACGTGCCTTCTGTAGCGGCAACCGGGAAACCTACTGATGAACCTGCGCCCGTGGTTTTACTGGTAATAACGATACGGGCACCATCAAATACCACCGAGGCAATGGCAGGGGTGATAGACGCCTGAACCTGAGAAATAACATCGGAAAGTGTCGCCGCGGACGTGCCATCAATCCCTGTCACATCAAGTTCTACGCCATCTATTTCGATGGTGAACGACCAGTCGTCATGCCCGCGTAATGCTGAAAGGATCGCAGCCTGCGATATTTCAGCGCCACGCAGATTACCGGCGGTAGCTGGCAACGTGTCGCCCGCTGCATTCCAGTAGCCAATTACCAGCGTACCGCCTGCTGATACCGGGTTTGGGCTTGTTCCAAAAAATGCGTTTGCAAAAGCCGCAGTTACTGAAGACGCCCCCCAGTCCTGCTCTACCGCTGACGGCGATTTATAGGAGCGCCAGCGTTCGGCGGAGCTAAGTACCCCAGGCTGGCTGGTCAAAATGGCGCAGACGTTGATGTTATCGCGCGCGGCCGCCCGTCCTTCTTCCAGAAGAGTCACGTTAATGACATTGTTGATTGAAGCAGGCATTTACTTGTCCTCTAAAAATTGAAATTCCGGCGTGTCGATACGCAGAGTCTGTACGTCGTGCGCCGGCGCATACTGAACGTTAAAGCTGAGGTGAATGCGGTTGCCGTGGGATTGACCGAGCAACTGCCCGACATCGGTGATATTTGAAACAGCCATGATAGTCAGGGAATGCATGCGCCGTAGCTCGTTAGCGCGCTGGCTCTCACTCAACATGAGAAAGGCTTCTGCGTTGGCACCGGCATTGTCCCCCCAGAACTCGAGCACAATCGAATGACTCACCGAGGCGGTGTATGTCATCACTTCCGTTGCACCGTTGAATCGTTGTCCGCGCGCCAGAACCGACTGGGGGAGCGAGCCGTTAACAACGATGTAACTGGTTGAGAAATCGGAGGCCTGAATGTTCCTGCGGTCGAATTTAATAAGCTGCTCGTCATAACCCAGGAGATCACGCACAAAGCGCGCCACAGCCTTAAGATGCGGCTGGATCATGGCGCTGGAACCAGTAGCGGGAGTTTTGTTTCCTCGGCAATAACAGCGCAAAATCCATAGTCCATATAATCAGCTGGCGAGACGACTTTATAATCCCGTCCATCTTTTTCAATGTACTGGCCTGTTTCGATTTTCAGCCGTGCATGGATAAGCAAATACTCTTTCGACCAGTCCAGGCTATCCATCGTCAGGTTTTCTTTGTTGGCGCTCTGGACCACCGCGAGAATGTCCTGGCTCGTGACGATTACTGTCGGCTCAAAATCAATGGTGGTTTCAGTTCGGGTTTTAAGTTTAACGGGCCGCTCCCAGCCGATTAGCGCGTCGCTCATATCAAGGTCAGATAAATCGCTCACTTACGAACCTCCCATGTAATTGTTCCTCGCAATTGCCCTTTATCAATCAGGATTGCCGACGAACCTTTGGCTTTTTTCGTTGCTTCTGTGATATCTGGCCACGTGCCATACCCCGCCGTTTCAAAGGCTTTCACGCTGATATTCCGCGCAGTGGCTCCTACCAGTTCTAATGCGGTAGTTGCATCCATTTTCCCGGAGCCTACGGCCTCACATGCCTTTTCGATAGCCCGGTTAATTTCCGACTTTTTGAGGGTGAAGGGAGCGCGAAGAAAGGAACGTTCAGGAATGGTTATCTTGTGGGCTGCAGTGAAACCACTAACCGGCCCCATGAACGAATTACGGGTAAAAGTAGCTTTCCCACCAGTTGCCATATAACCCGTACCGCCAGGGTGATCAATTTCAGCACCGAATTCGTGAACCGCCCCGACCTCAATTATCGATGTTCCGTCATCGTGGGTTTTATTTCCCACTTTGCCCGCCGGCAACCCCACGGCGACGTAATGCGTTTTCATCGCTTCCAGGTTCTTCAGGTATTCAGTGGTGATTTTGAGCGTTTCTTCCGGAGTCATAGAAAAATCACTCCCTGTTCATTACCGAATAGCCAGCACATGCACGCCCACCAGCTTACGCAGCCGTAAATACTCCTGGCCGTAACTGCTGGATCCGAAGCCGCCATGGTTTGTGCCCAGACCTGCGTCCGGCGCAGAGTAGCCGACTGACACACCAGCGACAGCGCGGTTTAAGATTGCCTGGGTGGGCTTACCATGATGACTACCTGACGGGCTAAGCGCACCGGAGGTGTACAGAAAATGCGCCGCTAAAGCATGAAGCCCTTGCTCATAGAGCTTGTTCCATACTTTGTGGCTCATCTGGTTTTCTGCATCCTGTAGCGCGGCTGCGATGCGTTCAGGTGAGGTGCTGGCGAATTCGGGGTAACGTGTTTTGAATTCCATGCTACCCCCTTTGATTACTGCGGTGCCGGTGAGGATTTGTAATCGACATAAACAGCGGACTGCGGCTGTTTCCACATTGCGCCACCAAAGGCTGAGCGATATCCGCACTCATAGGTCAGCAGATCGCGCTGCCGTACGGCAAGTAGTTCCGGCATGTGAACTTCCATTTCCACGTAATCCGATTCGTAGGTGTATACCGCCATCCGCGTTTTACCTGCCTTAATGCCGACTGCGTAATTGCTTGGCACTTTGACGAACGAGATGTTAAAGGACTCGTTGCCGGAGGCTTTGCGCAGCGCTGCCATGATGCGATCCATCGCCGCAATCGGCAGCATGTCAGTGCCGACAATGATGGGGTTCGGGTCAAACTTCTGCATGGCGAGCATAAAGTCGCTGGCATCCATAGCGATATTCGTTGGCTGAATTCGGTAGCTGGATTTGCGCCAGGCGACGTTATAGGCATCCAGGACCAGCTTAACAAACTCGTCAGAGCTCATGTCCGCAATGGTTTTGTTGCTGGTATCAGTAATTAACTGGACGTTCTTGCCCGTCAACAGCCCTTCCTGACCTTTCACCCCCTGGTGACCGACATAACCTGCATACTGAATGGTGGCCAGGGCGTTGGCATAAAGATCGTCCTGCTTTTTGGACTGCAAACTGATATTCAGGCGGGCAATCTTTTCCAGCTCCTGCTGTGTCCAGGTGGCTGCTTTAGCCCACTGGCCAACAGGTGCTTTCAGCCATTCGATTTCGCTGTCGATGGTTTTGAGACTGTTGGTTTTATTGCCGATGATGCCGTCTTTAACCGAACCGACCACTTCGGACACGCCGAAATCAACATAGTCCAGCGAGAAATCCAGGCCCTCTTTCACCGGAATGGCCTCACCGATATTGATTTCCGGCAGTTCTTTTTCCTGCAGCTGCATATCACGCTCAGTCAGCGCTTCCTGCAGCACTTCTTCAAATTCTGCGGCTTCCATTGGCATTGGTTATACTCCCGCCGTTTGTTGTACGTAACCCAGGGTGATAGCAACGCAGTTGTTGCCTGCGCTCACGTCTTCAACCCAGTAACCCAGATCGATATTGCCAGCCGCCTCATTGGTGACCTTTCCGGCATCCGCCCCGGTTGCAACGATGTACGCCGTGTCGCCGCGGGCAAAATCAGCGTCTTCAACCGTAAGCGCGCCCACGCAATCACCATGGGAAAAATGTCCGACGTTTACCTGCTTGTTGTGCGGTGCGGCGTCGCCATAAATGTCACGAACCACAATCCCGTGAATACGTGTCCCTGCCGCCAGTGGCATAACGCCACCCTCAGGATTGACGGCGACAAACGTGCCGTATGGCAGTGCGATTTCGGTGCGGTTCTCTTCGCCCCAGACCTTATCGTTGGAGCTGGATGCGCGTTTGATGGAACCCGGTTTAATGGTGCCGCTGGCACCGTCCCAGTCAGTGAATCCAAATGCCATGATTATTTACCCCCAAGGCGTTGAGTTGCGGTTTTGGTGCTTTGTTTCGAGGAGTCGTTGAGCAGGTGAGCACCGATTTCACTACGCGGCTTAGAGGTCGCCTGAATGGCTGCGTAAGCCGCACGTACTTCGCTATCGGTCATTGTTTTGACCTGGGCATCGTTAAATGCCTTAGTGCTCACCAGAACAGCGGCGCGAACGTCACGCGCTGATTTGGCATCGTTGAAATTAACTTTCGGGAATCGGGCTTTTGCGTCAGCAAGCGTAGTGCTGGTTTCATTGCCAGATTTCAGTTGCTCAAGCTCGTCTTCCAGCGCCTTAATCTTCGCTTTAAGATCGGCGTTTTCGGTTTCAAGCGCAGCGATTTTCGTGTCCTTGTCATCGCCACCAGCAGTACCTGGATCTTCATCGGTGGTCACCGGCGCCCCGGTCATGCCTTCCAGTTGTTTCTTGAGGTCTGCGAGTTGCGCCAGCACTTCCTGAGCCTGCACCGTTGCTTCTTCTGTTCCCTGTCCACTCAAATCCTCCAGAGCTTTTTCCAGTGCGGCGATCATTCCGACCAGTTCATCAGGAGTTAGCGCGGCGCCTTCCGCATCCTTCAGTTTTTTGCCCTTCAGGAAACGCAGGGCATCAGTTAATGTTTTGAACATTGGCTTACCTTTTTTGTCGTTTAACTTACACTGAGGCCCGTAACGCCCCTCTGCCACGCCCGCGACGTGATTGCCGCGAATGTTGATGTGGTAAAACTTCCCGCCACGCTCCACCAGCTCCGCAGGCTCATACCCCACGGAAACCTCACGTATCCCGGTCTCTTCGAGCGTCTCGATTGCCACGGCATCTGTCAGATAAACGTCGCAAACCACCTCATCACCTTCGATGCGTGTGTTAGCAATGTGACCAGATGCCTTGTCTTTATGGTCTGCTGCGGTCACCTCCCCGTCATCGGGGTGAGTAATGGTGAACGGGAGGCCGTTGAAGGAAGCGAGTGTTTCGGGTTTAGACAGTTCATCGAGGGTGCGGATAACGGTGATTTTTTTGTTGGCATCGCTGCCGGTTAACCCCAGTTCGTGGCCGTAATACTCAATCGGCCCGGCTCGGGTTATCGTCGCAGTGGTAATCACGTACCCCTGCGGTGTTCGTTTCCACTTCATAAATTAATCCCATGAGACGTAAGGGAGAGCGAGGCACCGGCACTGGTAATCTTCACCAGGTTTGCCGATAAATGCCCCGATGGTTGATCGCTTCTTCCAGGTCTTGCCGCCGTCGTCTGAATAGACTGTTGGATCGGAGTATTTACAAAGCATGCCGTTCAGCACTAAATGGCTGTCCCGTTCACGCTCATCCCCTGTGCCGCTCCACTCGTAAATATCAAGGCCCAGCGCAACGTTCCGGGCTTCCGTGAAGTCAGCGTTAAGTTTTGAAGTCTGGTCGCGCGCGATGAATTTCGCACGGCTTCGGGTAACTCCTCCGCGCTCTTTGATAATGTCGATCAGGTTTTCATGGCGGCCGCCGTCCTTCATATTGGCGAAAACCGCTTCGCCGATATCGTGGATAAAATCGGTATGGATGGAGGTGATCAGATCAACGTTGTCACTTACCGCCTTTTCCATTTCCGGCTTTATCGCGCCATCGCCGAGCAAGCCGGTAAGGTCGATTCCAAAAGCCTGGAAGAAAGTGCGCTGCGTCTGTTCTTTGTTCTGAAAGTTCGCGCGCGCGACGAACCCGGCAGAGAGCCTGGCGGCGACTTCCTTGATGGAAATGCTCGCCAGGCGCTGCATGACAGCGGCAAGTCGCGCCGTAACAGACAGCGGAGTAGTATCAGGGGCATCAGTCAGGGTAGGCTTGTCCAGCTCTTCAATGTAGGCCTGAACCATTCCGTCAATGAACTCTGTAAGCCGATCCCGGTACCAAACCTCAGCGCGCTTACTCGGTGTTGGTGGGCGCATCCTCCGGCGGCGAGGCTTACGCCGCCCCTGCTGGCGCTCCAGCAGCAGTTTTAGTTCCATAACCACCCCATGAACCAGAATCACCGCCAGTGCTGACGATCCCCTTAATTTCTTCTTCGGTGACCGTCTTCAGCACGCCTCGGTTAATCATCTCTCTGATTGCGACTTCTTCCGTCACGATTGCCGACGTCACCAGCGTATTGAATCCCGTTGCGTACTGGCTGAACCGCGTCGCCTCTTCCGTCTCATTTATGCTGTCTATCGTGGGATATTCATACGCGAGGGCCTGAGTCACAGACAGCTTGTCCAGAATGAACTTGTCGGTGAACTCCTGCATTGGCCGCAGGCGGGACTCCTGAAGCCCGTTAATCGTTTCGTAGTAAGCTTTGTTGTCCTCTTCGCCACTACTGAATCCGCTGGCCGCCTGACCGAACAGGATCGTTATTGGCCTGTCCAGCGCCCCGGCCAGCACAATCGCCATTTTACTGATAACGTCCGACAAGCCAGTGAACTGCGCGTTCTTCTGCTCATAGCGCCCTTGCGCCTCGTTATTACCCGCATCAATCAGCAGCAACCCGGTAGAGGATTTGGTTTCCTTCATCACCCTGGCGTACTCGCGTACCTGGCTTTCCTGACCGCCTGCAATCTGGTCATTCATTCCCGGTATAAACAGCACGTCAACGTTAGCCTCCTGAATGGTGTCGCCGGTGCTCAGGATTGCAGTGTCGAAGGTTTTGATGTGCTCATAAGGAGCCTGCAGGTCTGACGTGCCGAACTTCACGCGATCCTTAAGGCTATGCTTGCCAAGCTTTGTCCGGCAGCAACGGGAATGATGAAACTTCAACTGCTTCGATCCCACATCAAGCTGATAGGTCAGCGGTTCACCAAAATTGTCTGAGCGAATATCAGTAATGACATTACTGTCCGGCGTGTACTCACCTTTTCGAAACACCAGGAACTTGACGATATCTTCGTTTTGCAAATCGAGAGGGGTCGCAATCTGCTCGTCAGCACAATCAGTGACAGCCACGATTAACGAATCGCCCAGCAGGGATGCCCACCCCAGAGCACTGTGAAAGACGGCATTCAGTTTCAGCTCTTTCTCAGCATCAGCAATGCGTTGAGTTATTGAGCTGTCAACGTCGCCCGAAAACTTGCGGGGCAGCTTGAGCATGTCATCCGCTGTTTTGTTGATGTACTTTTTAACTACCCACGACTGTTTATACATCGCGAGTAGTTCTTTATCCGGTATGTCGCGCTTACTGCTGCTGTACCGCACCGCGCCGATCTTCTCGCCGAGCGAAGTCATTAAGCTGACCAGGCCATCATTAAGACGACCAACGATATTTTTTTTCGTCATTACATGATGTCCAGTGGGCTGAGTGTTTTTCTCTGATACAGATCCCGAAGTGCCTGCGTCATGCCATCGACCTGGTCGTCGTTAGCACCGACAGGGAAAGTGGTAATTTCTTCGACAAAATCCGTTATCCATGGGGCAATGTCTTTATGAGGAAGGAAAACGTTACCGGCTTCCCATACAGCGGTTACGGCATGCGCACGCGCCACCTTGCTGCCATCAGGTTCGACAGGAATAAGCCCGGGCACGGTGTTTTTCAGGGCATCGATAACCGCCGGGCCGTTGGCCTTATCCTCCACCAGCTTTCGTAAGCCTTTGGGAAATTCATCTGCCGTGCGCTTAACGGCTTTGAGCGTTGCGGTGAAACTCATGCGGGCGCGAACCTGGTGAAGCAGGTAGGCGTTGGCACCCTTCTTGCCCCATACCTGGCCGACCACAAAGTCGGTGCCTTCGCTGTCTTTAAACGTCATATCCCAGCTGTGAACGACGGTATCGAAGCTGGCTGGTAAATCTTTTGGCAGGTAATACCGGATCCAGTCGTCCTTGAAGATTGAGCCACCAGCCTGTTTCGGTGACTGCTGGTACATTGCAGACCAGAAGTAATCCCCGAGGATGGCTTTGGTTTCGAGCAGTTTCTCTTTCGGGTGCAGTTCCGGCACCAGCGCTTCGCCCTGCTCGTTGATAGCTGGAAAGGCCAGCACTTTCGCTCTGGGCGTGATTTCCACAACGCGACCGGATAAGTCATCAGTCGCCCAGCGGGTCGCCATGATGATTTCGCCGCTGTTTTTCGACAGGCGCGTTTTGAACGTCGAAACGTACCAGTTCCAGATTGATTTTTTTGTTGTCGGGCTGAGTGCTTCCTTGGCGTTTTTTATCGGGTCATCGATGATACCGAGATCGATTTTCTTACCTGTCAACGGGCCGCCTACGCCCGCACAGACATACGTCCCTTTATGATTGGCGATACCAAATTCATCAGTATTGCGCTTTACAGCGACACCGTCTGCGGGCTTATTTCCCAGCCATGAACCCGGAAATAAGTTGCGGTACGCAGGCGTGGACATAATGCGCTGAACATCGGCGTTCATGTCACCAGCCAGATCAGCAGAGTATGACAGCGCGCCCACGCGCATTTCCGGGTACTTACCGAAGAAATAAGCTGGCAGGTAACGCGAGACAATATCCGATTTACCGTGCTGAGGCGGCGCGCCCAGTATCAATATCGGTCGAACGCCGTTCATCATATCCAGCAGGAACTGGTCCAGAGCAGCACAAACCGTCTGTGAGAACGTGCTGGTGATGTATTCCGGATTCATATACTGAATGAAGTTGTGAAGACTGGCCCGCGCCTCGCGACGTTTGATTAACTCTGCCGCAGCTTCCTGCTTACTTACTACCGATAATGGCGGCGAGCTGCTCATCAGTCAGATCCTCCGCGCTTACTGTGTGATTATGCTGTATTGGCTCCCCGTTCGGGCCGCTTAACTCAGTCTTGTTTTTCAGCATGCCCAGATGCTGCGCGACCATCTTCATGGCTTCATCCTGATCGCGGGTGATCATTTCAAGGCCGAATTTCCCCTCTTTAATCCCGGCAAAAAGGCGACGTTCTGCGCCGGTCAAATCGCGCGTATCGTGGAAAACGGGACGGCTAATACCCACGCCATTGCAGCGAGGGCAATCCGGGTTCGGGTCCAGCGTGCCGTCGTAGCCGTAACCGCCTGTGTCTTTCGGCGCTTTAGCTCCCTCCTTCCCGGCGACCTTCTCCTCTGCCTCCTCAAACTCCACGGCATCGCGCCATTGGTAATTGTGCCCGAGCCCCCAGCAGTAACGGCAGCAGCCGCGATGATGCTCGGTCAGTTGCGTGGCGTCTGCCGTTGCAATGTCCCACCACCATTTCAGCACTTCGTCCTGCGTCACCTTCACACGCCGTGATCGTTCGTCCAGCGCGTCGCGTATTGCCTGGCTGACCTTAGCATTCCTTAGCAAGCGAGAGGCGTTAACGTAAGCCGTGTTGCCCTCCCCTTTGTAGCCAGCGCGGCGATAAGCGGCGGTACGATTGAGGTCGATTAGATATTCCTCAACAAACCTGATCTGCATATCGTTAAGCCCGTAATTGCGCAGGTTGAAGGGTTGCGCACTTTCGAGCACATCGGTCTGCGCATCAGTTGAGGATTGTGCATACTGCGCAGTTACGGGTGCTTGTTCAGTCTGCGAATTGCGCACTTTCTTTTGCGCAATTTTTTGCGCAACTTGCTTTTTGATATAGCGCCGCGCAGATGTGTAATTCAATCCCTGCGCTTCACACCAATCTTTGGGGGAAATTCCGGTTTTGGCATGCTCGGACAGGAACCGTTTTTGGAGGCCTCCCCAGTCCGGTTTTGCCATGTTTCTACTCCAGGTTTTAAGCCATTAAAAAAGCCACTTGCATAAAGTGGCCTTTGTGATGACATCAAATTTTCATACCTGTTGCGAAAGCAAGTGTTTGAGAGTTTTCACTTGATCGTCGGTCAACATCAGAAATCTGCCTTCGTGCTCTTCCAGCCATTTAATGCCAAGTTCTAATGCGGACTGGAAAGCAATATCAGTGGGGCCGGCTTTAAGTGCCTGCACTATTTTTTGAAAATTAGAATCGTCTACTGCGTGCATGATGTTCTCCTATTATGGAAGCATCAATTTTCGCATCACGACATTGTAAGTTTCCATTTTTTACAGCCTTAGGATGCTGCCCATGGTGATGGCGATATAAAGCCCCGCTATTGCGAGGCTAGATTTAATATAAATAATGATAATCAATCTTCTTTTTTAATCACCACTTCCTGCGGTCGCATCTGCTGTATGGCGCGGACAATGCAGTAAGGTATAACCGCCCAGGCAACTCCCATAGCTGCTCCTGCTGCTTGCTGAGGCGCGCTGACAGCGTCGAAAACCCCAACGATACCCTGAACAAAACCAATAGCCCCGAATATAACGCAAATAGCCCAAAGGATTTTCATAAACCTAACTCCTTTTATTTAAGAGCTATTAGAATAATCCTAAAGACCGTTTAGTAAAACTGAAAGGCTCTGAGTTTTATGCGCTGCGACACGCTTTTTACTGCGGACATAAAAAAGCCCCGCATTAGCGAGGCTGTTTGTCAGGGATTTGAAAACCACCCGATGTGGTTGTTAAAGAGTTATGGTGCTGAGCGTCTCCTGTGAAAACAGCTCAAGAATTTGTTTCCGAGTACTGAAAGCCAAAAACCCCATCAACGTGAATAAACTTCAAGTTGAATTAGGAATTTTCCCACCCATATCAGTTTTACCCAATAAGGGTTAACCTCTGGTAAAAAACATGATTCACACAGCTCATTTTTTGTGCCCTGTAAACCCGAGCACTGTCAGCCTCCTGCAGAACAATTGCTTGTCTGCATTAGCTCAAGGCGCTACACAAATAAATCTTCACATTTCAAGCTCAGGCGGAGATGTCACTTCGGGCTTCACTGCTTACAACTTTATTAAAACGCTGCCCATCCCAGTACATTGTTTCAATATTAGCAATATTGACTCAATTGCGAATGCAATCTTTCTCGCTGGAAGACGGCGTTTCGCTAACCATGGAGCAAGGTTCTTGCTGCATCCCTTCCAGTGGAACTTTGGAGGGATGCAGAGTGTTGATCATGAGAGAATGCGAGAGTGGGTTTCAAGCCTTGATCATGATCTGGAAAGACTGGTTGCTCTGTTTAACGAGGAAACTGTTGGAGCAGGAGAACTCACTGACTGGCGAGAGTTGATTCGAACTTCCACCATTCTTAACCCGGAAAGAGCTGCCGCACTCGGACTTATCGAAGGAGTTCAAGAGGCTAGCATCGTTAACGCCAATGCAGCCTGGTGGATTAATTGTTGACATAATGTACCTTTCGTTTATGACCCAACCGTAATGGAATTATAGTTGGGTCTTTAAATGACTATGTGATGAACAGGAGTTCTTTTATCCATTACTTTATAGGATAAGTTAAACTTTTCATCTCATCTTTATAATCACTTGCATTAAGCTTCACATAATCGCTTTATACCAAGCCTGCCAGCGGTACTTATCGAGACGCAGCTGCCGCAGGCATGCCGCTGTCTCAGTATCTGATTGCAGATCCGCATCGCTGTCTGCACCAGCATCACTTCCCTTGCACGGGGTCTGCATCAAATCCGCTGATGGAGTTGGCAGCGTCGATGGCACGCTGGCGCAACCGCACAGACTCATCATCAAACTGGCACACAGTACGGTTCGGTTTCTGGACATATTTCACCACGTCGCGGGTTATTGTTTTGTAAATTACCCTGCCTTCTTCGCTGGCTTGCGCCGCTTTCTTCTCAACCGGCTGAATAGCTTTCTCAGCTTTGCGTTTCTTTTCAGCGGCCAGTGCATTGATGTGATCCGCGTGTGCGCTCCAGCCGAAACGCCAGGAAACAATCGCTGTGGAAACCATCATCACCACCAGCGCCAGAAGCACATATCGCAGCTTCATAGCAGCACTTCACGAGCGCGATTGTAACGCTTCTGCCGGTCATCAATGCCGTTCTGCCCGCCGTTGATGATCTGCGTCACCCGCACCACATCGCCCGGATAACGCAAACAACCGCTGGTGGCAAAGAACCATGCCGCCGAGCGTGCCGCATTAAGGTCCTGCTCCAGCAGTTCCGGGCTGGTGACTAGGTCGAGTTTCAGCGCGGCGCCGCAGCGTCGGTAATTATCCTGGCCAGTGATCTGAATCAGGCCACGACCGCGATATTTCCAGCCGTCGCCCGGTGCTTTATTGCCGAGGCGTTTGCTGTACACAAGATTTGCGATGGCGCGCTGACGCTCCAGTGGCAACGCCTTTTCATACGAACGGCGGCCCAGCGCATTTGCCTGGTCCTGAGTAAGCCGACCGGCACGAACAAAACTCGCGAGGCCCGCCACGCTGTAATTCATGCTTTCCACCAGCCGGGTGAAGCCAACAGATTCATGCCCGGTCTGCGCGATAAACATCGCCTGGTCAGTCGCTGCAGTGATGCCAAATTCCTTCATGGCCGCATCAATATGTGGAAACCAGCGCGCAGCTAATCCGGCGCTTATACCAGCCGCCTGCTGAAATTGTGATTGCTTCATTCAGACCTCAGGACATAGAAGAGCCGCGCCACATTACCCCGTGCCCTGAACACGGCGGCGCAGATAATCAGGTTGATTGTCACGGTTGCCCAGTGGGTATGCAGGTAGGAGTCGAAGAGGTACCGGAACGGCACCGATGCATACGCCAGTATGATCAGGTAGGCCAGCCAGGAAGCCCACGGGTTGTGTCGCCCGCCAGGCTTACGGAACATCATCAGGCGCAGAACAATAGCGGCACACGCCACCACATTGGTCAGCACCAGCGGATCGTTAGTTACCATTGGTTCCCCCTCTCCAGCGTGCGAGCAGCTTTAGCGGGTCCTGTTCACTGAAAAACGTCAGCGTCTTGATTGCCACGGCTGACAAAATCACAGCGCCGAGCGCGTCCAGTGGCTTGTCTGCGTAGCCCGTCATTTTTGCCAGCCACGAACCCACCAGCCCGGATCCATACACGCCAGCGAAATACGACACAACGAAATACGCGGAACGGCGAAAAATCGTCAGGTCGGCAGCGGTGGCCACATAGAAAACAGCACCGGCAAATGCGCCGAACACCACGCCGTAATCAGTGCCGGTGAGCAGTCCATAAATACTGGCGCCGGTCAGCGCGCTACCGGCGGCTGCGGTACCGGAAAAAGGTTCGGACATTACGCCCCCTCGTTAGTGGTGAGTCCTCTCAGGAATGAGGGGAAATAAAAAAGGCCCACCGAAGTGGGCCCTGATGCGGATGCCATCCCGCTGCGTTGGCGTTTGTATAAGGTATGAGCCGAATAAGCGAGTAAATCGGCTCACAAAATGATTCGAATATTTTGCGGAAGTTGAGACATAAAAAAACCCGCACAATGGCGGGTTTTCAAAAAGCACCAGCTAGGTTCATGCTGCTTTACGGCGACGCGGCTTACCTTGTTGCTCTTTACAGGCAACGGTAGCGTGAGTAAACGCATTCGGCGCAGCCTTCATCAGTACTTCAACAGCAGCACCCATACCTGCGAATGCTTTCATAGTGTCGAATTTAACTTCTGGCTTGGTTGCTTTTTGACCTTTCATATATACCTCGGAGACCGATGGTGGTGTCTCTAACTCTCAAATTAATAGTAGTGGCAACCACTACTTATTACCAATTGGGTATACCAATCAGTACTATCACTCAACGATATGCCGTTCTATTGAATGATTAAACATTACCTTTAAGGTAAGCAATCCTACAACCAGTAACGGGATCCCGTCTAGCTTAATTGTGCGAATTTGATAAAGGTTCCTTCAATATCGGAAAGATTCGCTTCCATGATATAGCCGCACGGGAGATCCCGAAAGCCAAACCCTGAATAGAACTCATGCAACTCAGGCACAGGTTCAATAATCTGAATAGATTGACATTCTACTGCCATGCAGAAAAGGTAGGCGCTCATAAGGGTAATCAGCACCATTCGCCCTTTAAGCGGATGATCTTCTTCTTCACGAGCAAAGTTTTCAATCATGTGGATTCTGAAAACACGGTCCGTAACGCCAAAGATGCAAAGTGCAGCTCCTGAGGGTATGCCCTGTACTACTCCCTGTTTAATCAGCTTTATACAAAATTCGTAACGTTCATCAGAGTTACCGTAAGTGGCAAGGGCGTAGTCCCATTCAAGCTCACCAAATCCCCCACAGAGCACTTTATAATCATCATCACTGATTGGTCCAACGGCCAGAGGTAGACCATAGTTATCAATAACTAGTTGAATGTTATTGCGGACTGATTGACCAATTTCATCCAGGGTTAGCATTGTGGCCTCTGCTTATAACGCAACGAGAGGGACCATTGTATCTCAAAACAAACGGCATGCGACGCTTGAGTGCTGTAAAAGATATGTAAGAACAGCACCCACAAAAAAACCCGCGCGGCGGCGGGTTTGTTAACGTTGAACATACAATGCCCATCGTTGGAAAAATACTAACCAGATTTTCCGAATTTTGCAAGCATTGCGTTTCGATAATTCAAAAAAGTGCTTCTATCTTGTGACTTTTTGCAAAAGCCTCCCGGCGTAAGCCTCTTCCTGCCAGCACTTCGTTACCAGTTTATCAATGACGTCGGCATAGCCGCTGTACCACTGATGCTTGGTCAGATTGGGAACTAACTGCTCTACAACCGCGCGGGCAAGGCTGGTGGGAACGCGGCTGAAGCGGTGGCCATTACAGCGACCGCATACCTTTTGCACGGGCACGCCCAGCAGTTTGGTGCGTTTTTCATCAAGAACGGTACCTTTACCTTTACAGCCACGGCAGGCGGTACTGACCTCCCCTTTCCCGTTGCAATAGTCGCATTTAACCTTCTCGATGCTTTTAACCTCTGTCCAGCGCTCCCAGTCAGATGGACGAACGGCGCGGGATTTGCTGGCCCAGTAAGGCGCTTTTCCCCAGGGGTAGGTAACTTTTCGCATCACACTTTCAATGGAGATCTGGCCCACTCCTTCGCATTGAGGGCAAGTAGATTTACTTGCTGCCGATCGTGAATAGTCTGCGTAGGCAAGCCTGACCAGACAACTGACGATCTCATGGCGCGTTGGTTCGCTTAGCTTATTCAATACCGGGTTTTTTAACGCAAGCGCGTAATTCATCAGACCTACGATAGCTGGTTGCGGATCCTGAATGCCCATCTTCGCCAGGAACAGGTTAAACCCTAACGGGGCTTCGGCCTGCACCATGCCCTGGGCAGCCATAACATCGGTAATGGATAGTGCATCACCACCAGTAGCTGGAGCTTCATCATTCAGCTTTGGGGATTTTGGCGAATAGTACTTCGGTAATGACTCCAGATTCATCCGGCAATCCTCATTGCTGTTTTAATGTAATTCCTCAATATGCGGTAATCCATTACAACCGATCCGCGAAAGCGGTAAATCCTCAGGCGTTGCCAGCGGAGGCGGATAACGTCCATTTTGTAGTTTTCTCTGCTCACCACTTTCCCCCTCTCGTTTCGAACCAGTCCAGGACGTACCCGATGACCAGCAGGGCGGCCCAGCCAATCTGGTAATAATTTTCGGTAGTCACGC